GTTCCTCGATGCCGCCATACGTTACGACCGGCGCGACCGCTTCATCGTGGCAGGCCAACTGATTGTATTGCATAAGCTGAAACAATGGTGTCGGCGACGTTATGTCCACGCGCTTTGCTCCCGCTTCGAGACAGCGCCGGATGAGTTCATCGCAGTTGAGATCGCGCCCGACATAAGATCGTTGCCACAAAATCCAATCGGTTACCGCGTTGCTGACCGCGGTTGAGATCGCGCTCTGGACGACCTCGTTATCCTTGCTGACATAATAGGTCATGTTGAGCGTGTAGATGAACGGTGTCGGCGCGAACACGCTGACGTAATCCGTGAGCGGCCGGACTTTGTCCGCGCTGCACTTGGCAAGAACAAGATCGAGGATCGACTGATTCGGAATCTGACCGCCTTTCAATAATGGATAAAGCCACACCTCGCCTGCGATGGTGGTGTCGCTGTGAACGACGCACTGAATAATGTCTGGATGCGCCGAGAGCGCCCAAAATTCATACGCCGCCCTCGGCCCGCAGGTTGAATACGATTCAATCGCCAGCCACACACGATACCGATATTGGTTGTCGGTTTCCTGATCGCTGCCGCCTGCGGTGGTGTCAGTGTTAGCGACCTGCATCGCAAACTGCTGGTTCCAGTTGATGATCGAATTGACCTGACCGGCCACGAAACCGTTTCCTATCTCCCCGACTTCCATCGCTGCGGATGAAATATCGCAGAACAAATCGCCCATCTTAATCGTGCCTGCGGTGATCGTTTGGAAAATAATTGCGTTCGGCGCTTGGCATTGCGTGCCCCACGGAATCACGGCATCGAACGCCAGCGGGTGTTCCAATGAAAAACGGAGCGTGCAAGATGCCGCCGCCGCCGGTAACCGCCGAGCGCGGTCGCCATGCAATCCCGCCAGATTGTCGAGATAATCGCCTCTCGCATATTTGAGCAAATTATTCTTGCCGGTGAAATCAATCAGCGTGCGTTGATGACTGAGCCAATGACAAACCACAAGCAGATGCAACCGCACCGGATCGCCAGGTGCCAGCGTCTTGGCGATGCCGGTCAGAAGTTTGAACGCGGCCTCGTAATCGTTGATGACTTCGGTTTGAATGACGGTCGGATCTTTGACCGCGAAATCGATTGGCGGCACATAATCGAGGCCATACTGCGGCGCGTCCGGTGCGCTTGCTGTTTGTCCGTTTGATGGTGGAACAACGATGACGCCGCCGTTGCCGTTACCGCCTTGAATGACTTGTGCCATTTTATCCTGCCGCCTCCAGTTTGTATTTCTTGCCATCGACCACCGCCGGAATTCCTGGCCAGAATTCGTAAAGATAATTGTGCGTCAGGTCGCCGTGATTGTGGTCGATATTCGGATTGACGATCTTCGCCAAGCAATAGGCGCACTCGCCCGTTTTGTCATCGGGGCCAACGTCGCCAATGACGCCCTCATGGTTCACATCCGTTTGCAGGTTCGTTACCCGCCCCATGCAACCCATGACTATCGGTGGAACCATCTTGCGAACTTGCGGCGGCGTGACGATGTATTTATCAACATCGGCATTGAGATATTTTCCGCCATTGTAATAAGCGGTCTGCGACTGATGGTGCGGGTCACCGTAGGCAGGGCCGCTGCCGTCATTGCAAACGTCGAGGTTCGATGTGAACCGAATGTAGGTGCCATCCGCGTTGGTGTAGATCGAAACTCCGTCTGGCATGACGAGTAACACCGACAGCTCAGATATTTCTTTTGAGACTAACGATTCATTCATTTCTATTGTTTCCTCCGTTGTGTTTTGCGTGAACGTTTTGCTGCCAAGTCTTGAGTCCAGCGAGACTGACCAACACGCCGGTCACGCTGAAATACCATTCTTTCAAATAGCCGCTTTTCTCAATGTTAGCGAACACGCCCAATGCTTCGCAGGTTAGAATGATTGGCGGCGCACCGAGAAATACGACGACGCATCCCCACGCGAGAACGTCGCGCCAGCCGTGTTGATGTGGTGGTTTTTCTGGAATCATAATTCAAAAATGTCCATGCAAAGTCCGGCCATTCCCGCTCCCCAAGCGGCATTGCCAGCGCAGTAAAATACATCGAACCAATACGCGGTGCCTTTGACTAAGCCGCTGAGAATCATCCCGTTTAAGCTGAACATCGTGTAAGCGTTTGCTGGCTGGCCGACATTCGCGCTGAAAGCCTGATTACTGAACAGCGTCCCTACTGCCGCTGCTCCGGCTAGTGGCGGCGTTCCCGTGCCGTAGTTGAGTTGGGCAAGTCCGAAGCCACTGGCTACGTTGCAATACAAGCGGCCTGATACCACCGCAAACACGCGACCGCTTCCTTTGATCGTTAAAGCCTGACGAAACCCTGCCGCTTTAAGAGACGTTCCAGTGACGACCGGATAAGTCGCACCAGGTGAAGAATGAATGCAATTCGGCGCAACCCACTCAGTGTCATATTGCGTCGCGCTTTTCTTCTGCAATTTTTCGCCAGTCGCGCCAGCGGTGGGAACGCCGACGCCCGCCGCTCCGGTCGCACCAGTTGGGCCTTGCGGGCCTTGCGGGCCTTGCGGCCCCGTCTGACCTTGCGGCCCTTGTGCGCCGGTGTTTCCGGTCGCGCCTTGGTCACCCTTGTCTCCTTTCACGCCCTGTGCGCCTTGCTGACCTTGCGCCCCTTGAGCGCCGGTCGCACCGGTTGCGCCCTGTGGGCCTCTGATATTTCCCTTCGGCGTCCAACCGGCTGCTCTCGGTTCGGGTTCGTCCGGCATTGGTTACCCTCCCATGACTCGCGTCCAACCTTTCGTGGCGCTGTATTGGAAAATATCGCCGCTGGTTGAATTGAGCCACATATCGCCAGTGATCTCGGTGCCCATTGCCACACCTGGGTCGTTAGGCTGAACAACCCAAGTCGCGCCGCGTGTTCCCTCTGGCCCTGTCGCTCCGGTCGGGCCTGCTGGCCCTGCTGGCCCTTGTGGCCCCGCCGCGCCATCCGCACCTTGCGGCCCTGTCGCACCCGCTGGCCCCACTGGCCCATCTGCTCCGGTCGGGCCAGGTGGCCCCTTGATATTTCCTTTTGGTGTCCAGCCAGGTGCTCGCGGTGTTCGCTGCGGTGGTGGCTTCTGTGTTGGTTCGTTAGGCTCTGCCATTGAATATTCGTCTCCATGTTGTGCCGTCATACTGAAAAATGGCGGCGGTTGTTGTGTTCAAATACATGTCGTTGATAAGAACGCCTGATGTGCTGATCGGGTCGTTAGGCCCAGTGAACCATTGGCTGCCGCGCTGACCGGCTGCGCCCTGCGGCCCCTGTGGCCCTGTCGGGCCTGTCGGCCCCTCCGGCCCTTGAATAATGAGAACAGGCGGCGGGCCTTCCGGCGGTTTCGCTGGCCCGACCGGCGGCACTTTCGGTTCCTCGACGTAGATCGTGGTCTTCTGATATTGCGTTGCCGTTCCCCAAATCACATTCTTAACTTTCAGTTTCAGATTGACCCGCAACTGACCTGTTAGGATAATCGGCTCAAAATCAATCGCCATGACTTCGACGCGGGACTCCCAAAAATAGATCGCGTCGAGAATCGCGACAGTGGCTTCCTGCGCCAGATTCATCGGCAGATCGACAATGCTGGTGTCCAGACCGAGCGTGCGTTCCAGCGCCGCGCTGAACAACGGCGTTGTGAGAATCGTTTTGACATTCTGAAAAATCTCTTTGTAACTGATCGCTCCGAAATCTATGGCGTTGAAGCTCTGCATGGTGAGCGGCATTCCGTCTGCGTCGTAAAGCTGGATGCGCCAGTTCGCGCCTAGCTCATTCGTAAACTGGTTCTCGATGACTGTTGCGGTGACAGGCATTACAAACCTCCAAAGCCAGGTATTCCCATCGACGAAAACGATCCTTCGGTGAACGGGATATATTCCTTGAACGTTACATTCAATTCGACTGCGAGCAGTCTGCCTCCGGCCAGCCAATGTTTGTGACTCTCGGCAATATCCGTGATGACGAACAGCGACAGACCTGGCCCCATCGGAGTCGAGCCGACAATCAACGGCGCGGCCATGGCGTTCTCATGGTAAAAATGCCATTGCGCCAGAAGCGGCAACGGATTGCCGCACCACGCGGCGTCCAGACTGATTTTGTAATCGCATTCGACAAGATCGTTACCGGCCCATTCCAATAACGGCTTGCGCAGATGAACCATGTGCGAACCGAACCGGCCAGTATATTTGCGCTGGATTTCCTCGAACGTGTGAATCCGGCCGCGTGCCTTGCCGAAAATGATACTGCCGAATATGCCTTCAAGAGCCATGACGTTGCTCCAATGCTAACACACGCGCTTCGAGTGCGGCAATTCGTTGTTCCAGTTCCTCTGTGGTGCGACCGCCAGAGTGACCGCCAATACTGTCTCTGTGCGTTTTCGATGTGGTGATTGCCCCCTGATGATCTATGTCGCCGGTGAATTTCATCGCGCCTTTCAATTCGATGTTCGGCGCTTCGAGCAGAATGTCGCCTTCCGGTTTGATGGTGACGTTGCCCTTGACCAAAATGTTTACGGCCTTTTCGCCCTTGTAATTGTAGTCACCCTTCAAATTCCAATCGAGCTGTCCCTTGCTGGCGTCGAACTGCATGACCGAGCCATCATCGTAAACAGTGTGGTCGAGCATCGGATCTGTTACCGGCGGCGGGTCGCTGGTGGTGTAGAACGATCCGATCACAGCATAATCGCTGTGGCTGTTCGGATATTTCATCAGCGCGACGTTTGTGCCGACACGCGGAATCTGAAAACTTTTCTTGCCAGCCGCAGCAGTATGCAGGATCGGCACAGGTTTTGTGATAAGCGGATTGCCTTTGTGATCCAGCTTGTCGGGAAAAATCACGCGGACGTTCGCCGCCGTTTCGCTGCATTCAATTTTGCTGACGCGCCCGATCACAAGCGAGTTGCCGTAACGGTTGTCTTTGCCTGCCGTGAAATCGCTATCTGCCAAAATATTTTTGCGACCCATAATCAGTAACCCTCCAAACAACGGCGCACGCCGAGTTCTGTGTCGTATTGCGGCCCGACGGTGTGCCTTGCACTTTCGATAAACCATTTCCCATCGAACTGGCCCACGCCTTTCAACATGAACGTCATCCCCGCAGCGACCAGCGGATTGCCAATCGACATTTCGATGGTGGCAGTCTCTTTGTCTTTGTTCGCCTCGCGGCAAATTGCTTTGGCCTTGCGCTGGCCTGACTCGGAGCCGCCTGCGCCTTCGCCAGCATTATCTGCCGGATTATTATTATCCCACAGACCTTGCATTGACGGCGGCGCTTCTCCCTCGCGAGCAGCCGCCAGCGCGAGACAACGCGCCACAAGCTGTTTGCGTTCCGCGCCACCGCCACCGCCAGCCGGAGACTGATAGTCCACTCTGTCGTTGACGTTATCGGGAACGTCCTGCTTGGTCAGTTCATCGTCTTTGGTGTTGTATGTTTCATCGGTCAATCGGCCGGTCTCAGGATTGACGTAACTGACTTTCGCGCCCTTTTTGGAATCCATGACTCGCGTGGTAAAATGTCCGCCGGTCATTCGGTAACACGCACCGCCGCCACCGGCGACATTGCCATAAACGAGAGTGAAACTCGGCGCTGCCGCATCCATCTGTTGCGCGTCGCTGACGATGATTTTGTTGCGAGCGACTTTGATCGTTAGGCCAACATCCTTTGCGCGTTTCTTTAAAAAGCAAAGTCCGTTTTCCTCGGTCTGCTCGACGCGCTCATATTGCGGGTTGTAATCGCTCTCCCATTGCACCTCCATCTGGTTTTCTTCCGCGATCTGACCGGTAATATCTTGCAACGAAGTATCTTCCCAGCCGCGTGTTTCATCTTTGGACTTGATGTGAATATCTGTCGGGATCGACGATGCCTTGACTGAAACGGTGTGCTGCGGCAATTCAAAATCTACGGTGTCGATCCAGAACCGGCCACAATCCAAACTGAGTGACCCACCAGGTGAAAACCATCGCTCTGTGATGATCGACACATCGACAAAGACGCCTTTGTCCGGCATCCAATCGTTGATAAACCGCCGGTCGCGGTCGGCCAGTTGCAGGTCGAGATCGTCTGCTTTTTCTCCATCATAATTGTCGGTGTAAACGAGATTGAGAAAATACGGCGCGAGCGACGAATAATAATCCATGCCGCCCAACATGATCTGCGGATAAGCGACTCTGACTTGCGTAATCATGGCGAGACAATGGATGCGTTCTTCCACGGAACGAGCGGGATCGACACTCTGACCGGCAAATCAGGGACATTGACGGAAACGCCTGCCGGAAAATTGCTGACATCGCGGAGATCGTAATTGACCTCGATCAACTTGTGCATGTAATGATCGTCGCCGCGTTTCATTCCGTAACAGCGGAGCGAAATTAAATCCCACCAATCGCCTTGCGTGGTGACATATTGCCGATACTTCGGCTCTTTAATGTCGATCAGCTTGGCGACCTGCTCTTGAAATTCTTGCAGCTTGGTCGGCGGCATCACTCGCGGCCACGACGGCCCGATGATGTGCGGCTCAACTGTATCCTGAGTCATAACTCAATCTCCGTTCCTGATGCTGCGCCCGTTTGAACTGCGAAATAAAATCTTTTGCCAGATCGCGCAACCGGCTGTCCATAGCGCGGGTTTCTTCATGCGTGACGTTGCCGTGAATCTCGATATGCGGCGCGAACGCGACATGATGAGTTGTTCCCCCGCGACCGCCGAGCGGGCCGCGTCCGAGCGCTCTGGCAGCATAATCGAGCAAGCCGTGAGCGCGATGACCGCCGGTCAATGGAATGACCGCTTCTGGCCGGCCACGTTCCGCAATCCGTGTTAGAGACGGTCGCCGGAATATGCCGCCGAATTGCGCTCCAGGTGTTGCCGCAGCCAACATCGGTGGCGGTGCGCCTGCTGCTGCTTTCTTGGATTCTGCGAAGGCTGCTGTCGAATATTGATTGTGCAAACCCTCCATGAAACCATAATACTCGCCTGCGATCCGTTCCTTGTGGCCTTTGATCTCATTGACCATTCCTTGATCGGTCATGCCGCGAAGGACGTTGCGGCCCGCGCCGATCTCGCTGACCATGCCAGCGACTTGTTGCCGACGCGCCTCGGATAATCCACGCCCCATGACTGCGCGTGTCTCTCCGCGATTGTAAGGGCCGTAAAACCCGCCCTTAATCATGTGCTCCATGGAAACGAATTTGCCTGCGCGTTTGTATGCCACGGCGCGGTTGACCATCGCTTCCAAAACATTTTTCTGGCCCTCGGCTGTGCTGGCTTCTGTCGCGAGCGTGGCCGAAACGAGATTCTGCATTTCGGGCGCTTGCAGTTGTTTGACTGCTTCCATCCGTTCAGATTGAATCTTGGCGATTGCCTCCGGTGACAGGACTACCGCTTTCGCCGCCGCGACTGCGCCCATCGGCGCGATGCCAGCCGCAGCCGCAGCGCCAGCCATACCGGCAGCGCGACCGCCACCGACGCCAAGGAATCCGCCGCGCATTCCGAGACCGGTTGCCGCTTGTTTCATCGGCTCTAACAGTTGTCGCCTGAGTGTGTCCGCGACTTCCTTCACCGCTTCGGTGACTTGGTTCATGGTCTTGCCGAGAACTTTTAACGGGACAATCAACTCCGGCGTTTCGCCAATTCGCGCTATCATTGGTCGCGTGACCACGCCGCCATGCTGATAGTTTGGCAACATTGTCTCGTTGGTAGGAATATTCTGCGCTGCGATATGGCCCGCACCGGTTGTCCATTCCTGAGCCGCCGCTGCTGCTTTACCGCCACCGAATTTCATAAACGATGGCAGATGCAGGCTGGTGGCAAAATTGTTCCACTTTGTTTTCATCCATTCGACCGCGTTGCTGAACGCATCCGTCAAAGGTTTGAATACCGCGCCCCAATCAATCTGACCGGTGAAGAAATGTTTGAGCGTGTCCCATGCCTTCTTGAGATTGTCGAACATATCCGTCCACGCCTGCACGAAATTTTTGGTGACGGTATCGACCCACGGTTGCAGGAACGCATCGAATCTTTCCACCGCGTCTCTTGCCGTGTTCCACCAGTCGGCCCACGGGAGACTAATCAAATAATCAATCAGCTTGATGAGTAACCGCATCGGAACCATCGTGAGTTGCAGCAGCGGGCCGATGACTGGAACTTTGCCGAGTGTGTCCCATGTCTTTTGAACGATCTCTTTGAACTTCGTCCAATGCGTTGCCACCCAAACGAGCGCGGCGACGAGAGCAACAATGCCAATGATGATCCAGCCGGTCGGGCCGATTGCCGCCAGCAATGGAACCAACGCTTTGCCGAGTTTGAACGCTGACATAAGGCCGCTAATAGCCGGTGCCGTGGTCTTGCTCACCTTCCCTATGACTGCGAGTGCGATTGCCAGCTTGGTTGTATTCTTAATCAGTGGAAGCAACCAATCTTTGTTCGCACTGACGTAATCGACAAGGCCGGTCAATTTGTCGAGGACGTAAACAAATGCATCACCGATCTTCTTGCCCCAATCCTCGGCGTTCTTAATCTGGAACGTTTCACCGAACGATTTGGTAAGTTTATTCCACGCACCGCGCAGTCGATCCCATGCGCCGCTTGCCGAGACTGTTTTGCTAAACGACTTCCACGCGGGGATGAGATCGGAGCGAATGAAATTGGCCAGCCACTCCATGCCTTTGATCCGCAGATTTTGAATCGCCTCGAGGAACGGCTTTGCTTCCGGCAACAACTTGCGCCACGCCTGCGCCATTTTTCCCATCGCTGGCAACATCTTGACGCCGAGTTCCTCGGACAGCTTTTTTTGTTCTTCGTGCAGTTTCTGGATTTGTCCGGTCGCGGTGTTAAGCGCCTTTTTGTTTTGCCCTGCGAAACCTTGGAAATATTTTAATAAAGTCCGGCGTCGTCCCTCCATGCTTTTGGCGTCACGAAATTCTTTTGTGGCCTGCTTGTTGAGAACGAAACCGTATTCTTCGAGCGCCCTGACCTTGCCGCCGCGAATTGCTTTGCCGGTCGCCAGCGCCAGACCTTGCATATCTTCCTCGGTGGCGCGTGCGCCTTTAATGGAGATCAGCGCATCGGCCAGCGGCCCCTGCATTTCGGCAATCTTTTTCGGCGTGACTTTGTAGATCGAAAGCGTTTTGGCCGCTATGTCGAACATATCGGACGACACCACGCCCTGCTTCGACATTGCCGCGTTGTATTTTTGGAGCAGATCGACCTGCTCTTTGGCGAAGCCTACGCCTTTTCTGCGGATACCCTCGATACGCAGCAACGAGGCGGTGAGAGTGCGTGTGCGATCCTCGGCTTCCTGCGCCTGCTTGACCGCATCCTTGAAGATGTTGCCGAAGATTTTTGTGGCTGCGAATCCGGCGAACGCCGCGCTGAGTCCGACGACGCCTAATGCGAGTTTCTTAAAGAACCCGCCGATCTTGCTGGCGGTTGCGTGTAACCCTTTGAGCCGCGCCTGCGCCGCTTGCATCGCGCCCTTGAACGATCCCATCAACTGAGCGCCGATCTTTAAAACGGTTACATATTCTTTTTGGGCCGCTGCCAATCTTCCTCACCTCCTTTGTGCCGCCTCTCTCTCCGCCGCCGCGTTCTCCGTTTCTATTTGCTCGGCCAGTTCCAGCATGAATTTCGCCAGTTCAGTAACAGGCAACTCCAACCAATAT